TTATAGAAGAATCTTTTGAACGTATTGGATTAAATTCTGTGGCTGGCTATCAAATGAAGTCAGCCCGAAGATCTCTTAATATCCTATTTCAAGAATGGGGTAATAGAGGTATTCACTATTGGGAAATAGCAGAAACTAATATTGACATGATTGAAGGTCAAGCCGAATATAAATTTTTTAGATCAAGCGGTGATGGTACGAGTGCTGTTTCTACACCAGCAGATATTTATGGAATGTCCGATGTCCTTGAAGCACAATTAAGATCTAATAGAACACAGACTACACAATCAGATTCACCTATGACTAAAGTTGATAGATCAACTTATGGTGGTTTTTCAAACAAACTTTCTAAAGGTACACCTAATCAATATTTTGTACAAAGATTTATAGATCACGTTAGTATTCAAATTTACCCTACACCAGATTCAACTAATGCATCAAAAGATATGCATATCTATTACATTAAAAGAATTCAAGATATTGGTGACTATACAAATGCAACAGATGTACCATTTAGATTTGTGCCTTGTATGGTATCAGGACTTTCATATTACCTAGCACAAAAATATCAACCACAAATGGTTCAAGTTATGAAACTTGCTTACGAAGATGAATTACAAAGAGCATTAGCAGAAGATGGATCTTCTTCTAGTACACATATAACACCTAAAACTTATTACCCAGGAGCATAATGTCAAAATACGCAACAGGTAAATATGCAAAAGCAATATCAGATAGATCTGGTTTAGAGTTTCCATATAGAGAAATGGTTAGAGAGTGGAATGGATCTTTTGTGCATGTATCTGAGTTTGAACCAAAACAACCACAATTAGAGCCTAAGCCAACAAATGCTGATGGTATTGCACTAAGACATGTTAGAACTGCAAGAACAGAAAATGCTGTTCCATATTCTATACCAGAAAATGGTTTTGAAACTTATGAAGCAGGATCTAGAGTTATTAATGTGACTGCACCTGGTCATGGTTTAACAAATGGAACAACATATAGATTTAGAGGATCACCAGCTTTAAACACAGGTGGTGGCGGAACTTTTCAGTACAATAATCCTGCAGACTTTGATGGTATTACAGGAGCTAACATTGCAAAAGCAGCAGGGTATGCAATAACAACTGGAATATTTAGAGATGGTGCAAGAGTAAGTACAGATTATGCTGTAGCAAATTTCTTCTTCTTTACAGTTGATACAGATACTGCTACAGTTGGTGGGATCAAAGGAGGAGGAGTTGGCTGTTCAGTTGGACCAGTCACATTAAATGCATGATTAAAAAAATTATAGATAAAATTAAATCTTGGTTTACACCTAATGAACAAATAGATGCACACGAAGTGATGTTACACCCTAGAGGTTTTTGTAGTGATCATAATAAATACAAACATCGTTGTCCTAAATGTAGAGAATTAGCGAGGATATCATAATGGCTGGATTAAGTTATAACGGATTAATTACACAGATTAGAAATTACACAGAAACAGATTCAAATGTTTTAACAACTGATATATTAGAAAATATAATTTTAAATGCACAATATAGAATTATGAGAGATGTGCCTATTGATGCAGATAGAGTTCAACAAATAGGTAATTTAGTTGTAGGTCAAGAATCAATAAATTCTCCAGGGGGCGCTTTGTTTATTAGAGGTATACAAGTTTATGATTCTACATCTGCTTCAACAGGAGCAAACGTTTGGTTAGAAAAGAAAGATGTATCATATTTACAAGAATATGTGCCATCAACAGAATCAGCAAAAAGAGGGCAACCTAAATATTATGCTATGTTTGGAGGAGCAACTGGAGATGGAGATACTAATTCTGGACGTATTTTTGTAGCTCCTGTTCCTGATGCAACATACAAATTTAGAGTTCATTATAATAAAATGCCAGCTACTTTAGCTTCAGATAACACTACTAATTATATTAGTCTTAATTTTCCAAACGGGCTATTATATTGCTGTCTATCAGAAGCATATGGGTTTTTAAAAGGCCCGATAGACATGTTGACATTATACGAAAATAAATATAAACAAGAGGTACAGAAGTTTGCTAACGAGCAAGTTGGTAGAAGACGAAGAGACGACTACACTGATGGCGCTGTTCGTATACCAGTTACTTCAGCAAACCCTTAGGAGAATAAATTATGGCAATAACATCTGCAATTTGCACAAGTTTTAAACAAGAAATTTTAGTTGGTACGCATAATTTTACTGCTACTACTGGAAATACATTTAAAATAGCTTTATTTACAAGTGATGCAACTTTAGGTGCTTCTACAACAGCTTATTCAACATCAAATGAAATTACAAACTCATCTGGAACTGCATACACTGCAGGTGGTGCTACTTTAACAAGTGTTACACCAACAACTTCTGGAACAACAGCATTTTGTGATTTTGCAGATGTTAGTTATACTTCTGCATCTTTTACTGCAAATGGTGCTTTAATCTACAATGATACACAATCTGACAAAGCTGTTGCTGTTATTGCTTTTGGTGGTGATAAAACAGTATCAAGTGGAACGTTCACCATTCAATTTCCAACAGCAGACGCAAGCAACGCAATCATCAGAATAGCATAGGAGGCCACCCATGTCGGTGACTTCAGGATGGGGCCGGTTAACCTGGGATCAATCTCAATGGAGCGATTCTACACTTTTAACAACAGGGTGGGGTGCTGAAGATTGGAATAATGGATCTTGGGGTCAGATAAATGATGAAATAATTTTTCCAACAGGTGTATCTGCAACTATATCTGTAGGAGATGCAGTAGCATATTCAGCTCAAGGTTGGGGTAGAGATTTTTGGGGAGAGGAGCCTTGGGGCGAAAGTTTTGATCCTGTAATTACACCTACAGGTTTTGAATTAACAGCATCTTTAGGACAAACAGAAGAATCCAATCAAACAGGTTGGGGAAGATTATCTTGGGGTACGGCTGATTGGGGTGAGGGTAGAGATGAAACTGTATCTCTTTCTGGTGTAGAATCAACTGCTACTATAGGAAGTATAACTCCAGTATTTACATATTTACTAGAAGTAGGTCCTGCTTTTAAAATGACAGGACAAGTCGGAAGTCTTGGTACTGGTTTAGGTGTTAATGTTTCAGGTGTAGAATCTACTTTTGCAACACCAACTATGGGTTACGTTGGTCATACTGTTGGTTGGGGTAGAAATGAATGGGGAGAAGATAGTTGGGGTGAAAGTCCAGATGAAGTTATTACCTTAGTTGGTAGAAGCATGGAGTCTTTCATATCATCTAACAACAGCTGGGGTGAAAGCACATGGAATAATAATGATGTTTGGGGAGGAACACTTGATGTAACTATAGAAACAGCTTATGATTTATCCGGTCAAGAGGCGACAACAAATGTTGGTAGTGTAGATTTTGTAATCAGTCCAACAATTTCTTTAACTGGTGTATCTTCTACAGTTAGTTTAGGAACATTGGGCTTAGAATTTGGTCCAGCAGCTATTAGTGGTGTGGCTGCAACAACAAACGTTGGAACTTTAGGTTTAGAATTTGGACCTGCAGAAATAACAGGTATTGAAGCAACAACAAGTATTGGAACTTTAGAAGTTGGACCTATTTCTTTAATAGATTTAACAGGTGTTTCAGCAACATTCTCTGTTGGTTCTATTTCACCTGCAGATGTTATGGGTTTATCTGGCATAGCTGCAACAGCATCAGTTGGTTCTATTTTACCTGCAGATGTTGTGGGCTTAAGTTTAGATGCAATTAACGCTTTACAAGGAGAGGGCGGTGTTGAAGCATATGCTAATATAAATACGGGTTCAAATGGATCTTTCAGTAATGTTGACACTGGATCAAATACATCGTATAGTAACACAACAACAGGATCAAATTCGTCTTATTCTGATCAATCAACAGGATCAAATAGTTCGTATTCTGATGTTGCAACTGGATCAAATACAAGTTATACTGACGCTGCATAGGAGATAAAATATGGCATCAACATATACGGGACTAGGTATAGAGCTTCAAGCAACTGGTGAAAACGCTGGTACATGGGGTACTAAAACTAATACAAATTTACAAATCATAGAACAAATTTCAGGTGGTTTTACACAACAAGCTGTATCAGATTCTGGAGATACAACTTTATCTGTTTCTGATGGATCAACTGGTGCAACTCTTGCTCACAGAATGATTGAGTTTACAGGTTCATTAAGTGCTGGAAGAAATGTTACCATACCTTTAGATGTTCAAACATTTTATTTTTTAAAAAATTCTACAAGTGGATCACAGAACGTTACATTTAAGTATGTAACGGGTTCTGGTGATAGTGTGGCTGTTGCTCCTGCAACAACTAAAATTGTATTTGCTTCTGCAAATGATGGCACAAATCCAGATATTATAGATCTAGGTTTTGGCGCAGGTGATGTAACACTCACAGGAACACAGACTTTAACAAACAAAACTTTAACAGCTCCAAAAATTGTGGATGGTGGTTTTATAGCAGATGCAAACGGAAACGAATCTCTTATATTTCAAACGACTGGATCTGCAGTAAATCAATTTGATATTACAAATGCTGCAACAGGTAATGCACCTAGTATATCAGCAACTGGAGGAGACTCTAATATAGATGTAGCTGTTATTCCAAAAGGAACTGGTGAAACTAAAATTGGAACAGGATCAGCAGCTGCTACTTTAACAACTAGCGGTGCACATGATTTAGTTTTAGATACTAACTCAGGATCAAACTCTGGTAATATTACAATTACAGATGGATCAAATGGAAACATAACAATATCTCCTAACGGAAGCGGAGTTGCTCAAGCAGTCGATGCAGGAGATAATACAGCTGCAATTAAAATTGCAGGAAAAGAAACCATATGGGTTCCAGCAGTCGCAATGTATCCTAATACTACAAACGGTGCAGAAGCTGCGCAAGTAGAATTATCAAATGGTCCTGAAATAAAAGTTTTAGATTTTGATAAATCTTCTGATGAGTTTGCACAGTTTGCTGTTGCATTTCCTAAATCATGGAATGCAGGGACAGTAACTTTTCAAGCTTTCTTTACAGCAACATCAACAGA